ATTTAATCAGAAAACAGCTAAAGGCTATTGTCCTTTTAGCTGTTTTTTTATGCCCGTACATTTGCTAAAATTTTAATTATTAAAGCAAATGGCAAAGAATCTTTTTCAGGTAGTTATGCCGGTGTCAGAATATGGCCTCGGATATAATTACACAAAGTACCTGCTTGATTCAGCCGATAAAGGACCTGTTGTATTCGAAGTTTCGAGTTATGGTGGTGATCTTAATCAGGCTAAGCTGGTAAAGAAACTTTTTGCTGATCGCGGTGATGTAACAGTTGATTATTTTGGGTACAATGCTTCTGCAGCAACCATCCTCGGACATGGTGCTGCAAATACGCGTATCTACTCGGATGCATTTTTCTTGGTTCATAAACCACTTGTATGGGTGGAAGCCTGGGGACGAATGAATGCTGATGATATTGAAGCTGCTATTACAGAACTGACAACTCAGAAAAAAGATGCTGAAGTTCAGGCTTTATCCATTGCAAAGGAGTATTGCGATTACGCTGGAATGTCAATGCCTGACATAATGGCTCTTATGAAAGAAGAACGCTGGTTAACTGCTCAGGAAGCGGTTGACATGGGTTTTGTAAACGAAGTAATACCTGCAGTAAAAGGTAAAAAACCTGTAGTAACCAATGAAGTACTGGCAATGATATCAGCCAATACACTTCCTCCACTTCCCGAATCTTCTGCAGTTACAGATGATGAACGGTCCCTATTTCAAAAATTCATGAATTTTAAAAACAATCCAAAAAACCCAAAAATTGAGATGAAGAAAGATCTTACTTTCATTAATCAGGTTTTGGCTGTTGAGGGCGTAAACGAATCGAACGGACAAATTACCCTGTCTGTAGAGCACGTCATGGCACTCAATACCAAAATCAAGGCTGATGCCGATTCAATTGCTACAATTACCGCCGAGCGCGATACTGCAGTAACTGACAAAGGAACTGCCGAAACTACCCTGGCCACATTCACCAACAAAGTTGATGAATTGGATGCTACTGTAAAAGCTGCTGCAACTCCTGAAGCTAAGGTTGCTGCTATTACTGCTAAACTTGCTTCGCGTCCAGGACAAGGTGCTGCAGCTCCTCAAGGTGGTGCAAGCTCTCAACAGGTAACTGATGAGACTGACTGGGATTCTATTGATGACCTTCCACACAATAAGGAGGTAGATAACATGTATTTTAAACCTAAATCAGAAAAGTAATTATGTTGAACATAGCTGCAATTATTTCAGAGTACAAAGCGTATTATCTGAATAACGGCCAAAATATGGCTCGATTGAAAACATTGCTTCGTTTTGGTATGGTGACAGATGGTATTTGTACACCAATCATGACGGATGAAACCATCTACCAGATGGCTATTGCAAAAATGAAATCATTGGTTCAATCATTTCAAAAGGCATGGACTCCAAAGGGAGAATTAGAATTCGTCCCAAATAAAATCGAGCTATTCAAAATGAAAGTCGATTTGGATGTTTATCCGGATGATATTGAAGCCACATGGTTAGGTTTCCTTACTAAAAACAGCCTTAGCCGTAAGGAATGGCCGTTAATTCGCTATATCATGGAATCTTACATTTTAGGTCAAATTCAAGCTGATATGGAAAATAACGAAATTTACAAGGGTGTTTATGCAGCACCTGGAATAGGTGTTGCAGGACTTGACGGTAAATCAATGAACGGTTTCAAGTATATGTTGCAAAAAACTGCTGTAAATCGTGATATAACAATTGGTGCACTTGATAAAGCTATTATTTATGATCAGTTTGAAGCTGGTTTTGAATTGGTAACTGAAGAATATCAAAATAGCAATATGGTTATTTGTTGTGCTCCTAAATGGCGCCGTGCTTTCTTGAAAGATAAACGTGCTCAAGATGTATACACTATCTCTGGTCCTGGTCAGATTGATGATACATTGGATTTTGCTCCTGCCCGTGTTGTTGGTCTTCCTTCCATGATTGGAACAAATGACTGGTTTATTACTCCAGCTGACAACATGCTGTCTATTGCTAAAAAGTCAGAGAACATGAATAAAATTGATGTTCAAGAATCAAAACGTTGTGTTAGCTTCTTGACTGACTGGTGGAAGGGTGTTGGTTTTGGAATTTCTGAAATCGTATGGACTAACGTAGCAGCTGCTGAATAAGCGGCTACTACCATTGTTTAATTTTAAACTAAAAAGTATATGTCTACTAAAAAATTTATAACGTTAGATGACGTTGATAACAACCTTGGAAATGATGGCAACATGCCAGGTATCATTCCTACGTTGATTTATGGATATCAGGAGGATGTTGCTACTTGGCCGGATGAGCCTGATGGTACTGTAACTGAATTGACGTTGGATGCTGCCGGAAAACTTACCGGCGATGTAATTATGAAGCCAGGTACTCGTGCATACAGTCTTGATTTTACTGAAGATGTGGGTACTTTCAAAATGAATACTGTTGGCGAAGTTGATTCTATTCATTGGAAATATGAACTTGATTTTATCAAAGCAAAAATTCAGGCTAAGATTCTTGGTTTTGCTAATGCTGCCGCCAGTCGTAAAATGTTCTTCATTCCAACAGACGAAAACGGTGTTCAATATCTAATGGGTAATAAACGTCGGGGTGCTTCAATGGCTAATGGCGATGGTGTTACTACCGGTGCCGGATCCGGTGATCGTAATCAAATTAGTCTAAAATTCGAATTCCGTACCCGCAAAGCGTTGGCGTACGAAGGCGATGTTGAAGATATTTTGATTCTTGTACCTGTTACTCCGTAATTGAACTAAAATCAATTATTTGTAAGTCCTGAGGCAAAATGTCTCAGGACTTTTTTTGTACTTTTTTCGCACGAATAATCGCACGAACTTTGTGACTGAAATTAATATTAATCAAATTCATTGTACAATGGACAATCAAGAAGTAAAACAATCGGCCGAGCTGCGCGACAAAGCAACCAACTGGCTAAACAGTAGAACCCGCGATATTGACAGCGGTTTAGACATTTTGAAAGAGGCAAACTACAAGCCTCATGTAATTGCAATTTTTGAAAAAAACAAAAATCGCAAGGATATTCCGGATAAAGTTACTCAGGAGATCCGTAACTATTTGCGCTATTTTGCAAATCCTACCAAGGATATTCACAAAGATGAATTATCTCCCGAAGATGCAGACCTATTGGTAAAAGAAAAGGAATTCATGTCGAATATCCAAATTGAAATTGCCAACAATCAGTATCCGGACATTGTGAAGCAATTGCTTGTGGAATTCAATGAGGACTACAACAATCGTTCTATCGCACACAAAGAACTCAAAGCTGTTGGCGAATCGAACGATGACGAATCGTGCGAGAAACGTAAGGTGTTGCTTAATCGTATTAAGAACTATTCTACACGCATGGACATTCTTTGGCCATTGTTCGAAGCGTACAAAGAGAATCCGGAAGCATTACCTTCAGAGGAAATCGTTTTAGCTGCATTCAATCCTGACGAAGTTACTGAAGAAGATGCCAACGACGATGACGAAAAGAAAACCGGAAAGGAGTTAGTCCTGGCTACTGATGTAGAAGGGTTGAAAAAGCAGTCGGAAAACTGGCGTACAAAAGTACTGAAGGCAGAAAACAAATTGAATTTTCAAGATGAAAAAAAAGGTGATAAACCAAATCCAATGCCCGAAGGTCCTAAACGGATCAAACAAGTAAAACGCATAGAGCAACTTACTGCAGAAAAATTGGCTATTGATACCGAATTGGCTAACATGCAATAATGCTGGTAGGTTTCAACGACATAAAGCGTAATGAACCTGTACGGTCGGAAACTAAGAAGCTACCCGAAGCCATTGAAGCTTCGGGTGCTTCACTTTATTTCTCGGCCGAAACAAGTTTGATGACTAAACACCTGGGCACAATTGTTCCAGGACAAGACAAACACTTCTATAGTTTTGGAAACTTCAACATGATGAGATTGATTTTTTGGGTATTAGACCAAATAGGACCGGCTGATATCATAATGAGTACTTATTCTATAAGCCCGAAAACAATCACCGGTGTATTGAATCGTCGCGAAAAAGGAACGATTCGGAACATCCGTTTCCTGGTCGATAATCGTGTTCGATCATTGTCACCAAAGCCGTTCGACATGCTTGTAGCTAATTTTGATTATCGATGCATATCCATTCATGCAAAAGTAGCGTGTGTATGGAACGATAACTGGAATATAACCATAGTGAGTAGTCAGAACGCTACCGATAACCCTAAAATGGAGCGAGGAACGATTTACACAGGGTTAGATATTTTTAATTTCGACAAACAAGTATTGGAAGATGCATTTATCAGAGGAACAACTTAAAGGAGTGGAAGAAATGGCATACAGACTCTTTACTCCGGAACTGACGGCCATAAATATTGAAGCGGATGAAATCGAATTTTGTGAGGCTGTGAGCATTCCAGGAACACCGGCACGAAATGCCTATTATAAAGGATTTATCCGCCAACAAACAGAACTCAGGGAGTCTATTATCAAATCAGCCGGCAACGGAAGCAATCCGGCACAACAGCAGCTATTATCACTAATGAATGTACTTCAATCTAGCCTGACATGAAACAAATCGATACCGGTAAGTACCAAACAAAGAAATCGCTTGAGGAGCAAAGCTATGAGGTGATTCTTGCTCACATTCTGGATCCTGACAGTTCTCCATTACCTGCCGAACTAAAGGATAAATTCAACCGGGTTATTTCGGCCGGTAAAATGCTCGACGATTATCACCCGAGTAATGTGATCCCTCGCTTATTGGCAAAATACGATATAACAGCCAATACAGCCAGAAAGGATATAAAGCTCGCTCAGGAGCTTTTTAAATCAAAACATGAGTTTGATTGGGACTACTGGCAACAATGGCAGATAAAGGATCTAGTGGAGACAATACGCACCTGTAAACTCAATGGTAAGCATAAGGAACGCATTGCAGCTCACAAAGTACTCAAGGATGTGATTGGCGAAAAACAAGTAGGTGCTGAAGATCCAAAACGCATGGAAAAAAATGTGTTCTACATACAGCTGAACAACAACAGCCAAACGGTAAACATCGACATGAATAAACTCAAAGGACTTCCTTCTGACGAAATCAGAGACATCATGGAAGCGCTTATTGTTCCTGAGCAAACAGATAATCAAATAATAGATATTTTAAATACTTGATAATATGAGTGTTAATGTAGACTTAAATGGCAACCAAAAAGAAACTCCTAAATATATAATTATTGGTTGTCCTGATGATAAGAAAGCACTGCTATTGGCAAAACTAGCAGTTGAAGAAACAGTTGTTCATTTTATTGATAAAGAATCTGAACTTACAATTTTACCAATAAGCAATACACCTAAATTAACAGGTATGTCATTGTACTGTGAAACATTCGAACCTGATCTTATTGAAGTAGCCAAAGATAATAATGTTCCATTTTGGAGAAATTTACCAAGTAAAAAAGGCAAAAAGCGAAAATAATGGAAACTTACTACGAGGAAAATTTATCGCTAAATTCGTTTCAAATCTCGGCTATGTCACTCAAGGCAAAGCTGAAGTATCTTATTGCCGGTCGTGCTACGGGTAAATCGTTCGTCAATGGTGCTGAAGTGGACGAAAACGTGCGGATTATGCCTCGTGGTATTACTTCTATTACTCAGGACACTTTAGGTCAGGCATTGACCAAAACACTACCTTCCACATTCAAACTACTTGAAAAATTAGGCTATAAAAAATACGATGAAAAAACAAAGTCCGGCGATTATGTAGTTTGCCGGAAACCGCCAGATCATTTCTATGAGCCGTATGAAAAAATAATGAGTCACGAACACATGATCACTTTCTCCAATGGTCATGGACTGTATATTTTGAGCCAAATGGCTGGCGCTCGTGGTCCCAATGTCGACTATAACATAACCGATGAGGGAATCACAATCGACAAAGTAAAGTTTGACCAGGAGTCAGCGGCTACCAATCGTGGTAATGAGGAAATTTGGGGCTTTCAGCGTAAAGACGGAAAACCAAAGCTTGAAAAACACCACGGATCCACGTTTACTTCGTCCATGGGTTATCTTCCGGAACATAAATGGATGACAGATCCGGCACAATACTACGAAGATGAAGCCGGTATTCGTATATTCGAGATTTGGAATAAAATAGTAAACCTTCAGCTGCAGCTGATAAAGGCAAAACTGGATAACGATGAACGCCTGGCTGTAGAACTATGGCATGAAGCGGGTCGATTGCGTAAACAAATCACTCCATTTGTTTCGAAAGATGGTGTGTTGTTCATGCTATCTAATGCTTTCGATAATATCTATAACATTGGATTCTCATACATAACCAAGATGTACCAGGTGATGGACATGGTTACGTTCATGATTGAGATCCTGAACTATTACATTGACAAAGTGACTGATTGTTATTATGCCATTGACGAACGCCATGTGTACTATAAGGCCGATAACGATGACTTTATTCGCGGATTAGCTGATAACAATGATTTTGATTGGAAAGAGCTGCAGAAACGTAATTCACTGTACGATTCCGACTGTGATCCGAACCGACCTATTGAGATAACACCCGATTGGGGTAGTAAGATTTCATTGATTGAAGTTGCCCAGGAACGCATGTTCGATTTCGTTACAGGACTTATTCAACTCACTGACAATAATATCAATGAGTTCTATGTTAAGCCTGATGATAACCCTGATACAATGATCAATGCATTGATGGATGACTTCTGTGATTACTATCGCTATCACAAGAAGAAAGAAGTTATATTCACTGTTGATACTTATGGAGATCTTAAGCTGGCTAACAGTAAGAAAACATACAATCAACATGCTATATCACGCTTGCAAAAGCATAAGTGGAAAGTAACTGTCCGGAAGCACCCGGGTAAAGAACCACCACAGAATGAGAAGTATCTACTGTGGCGTTACCTGTTGCACGAGGCAGAACCAAAGCTGCCAAAGAAGCGGTTCAATGGTGCACGTTGCAAGTACACACTCATATCAATGAATAACACATCTGTTACTCAGAAGATTAATGGAACGTTTGAGAAGGATAAGAAGAGCGAGGCTCGCACTTCTGTACTCCCTGAAGAAGCAACACACTTCGGTGATGCTGTCGACAAACGTATATGGACTAAGTATGGTCCACAACTCAAGAAGGGTTCCTCCTTCGTAGACCCACGGTTTTAGGTAGTCGCACAATCAAATCATTTCATTGTGCTATTTAGTTGCCATTACACATTCAATTGCTCTCGCGCCGGAGCAATTGAAAGAGTAATGTGCGATTATCATCAGTATTTGTGCGACAAATACTTAAATGTGCGATATAGGACTGCTTTTCGCCTATAGGACTGCCTTTTATTAACACATGCCTGTCATATTTCCTTAAAAACGTGCGGTTTTCAGTGCTCCGAGCCATAGGGCGGGGTGGGGTTTGTAGTCAAACATTGCGACGATGTCGCAGGGATTTGGAGAGTTTAAGACCTTGATTGTTAATTAAATAGTAATTTATTAAGGTTTTTTAGCTTTTCGGTTTTTTTTGGCTTCTACAGCTTTTTAGTTTCGAATTATATTTTGATTTTTGAATCCGCACATAAAAAATATTTTTCAGTTTGATTTTTGATGTTATTTGTAAATAATAAGGTTGCTTTTTTATTGATATGTTGATTTAGTGTCTTGATATACAGATATATAGTATTGTTGTTATTGAATTTTTTCGTATATTTGTACTACCAAATGACACGGCAATGTCATTATATATAAACATTATTAATATTTTAAATTTTTACGCAATGACACAAGTAAAAGGAAACAACGCTTTAAAAGCGGTAGAGGTAACAAAACCAGTTTTAATGATTTCGGAAGGTGGAAAAAACAAAACAACTGCCAACGAAGTGCAAAAAGAAGATGAAGTGAAACCCGAAACGGTTGTAAAAAAAGAGCCAACACTTCAAGAATTGAAAAACCGTGCAACTCTTATTCACTTACTAGATGAAAAGCACACCAAGCTAACCGCTAAGCGGTCATCGCTTGATAGGTTCATAATTAAGCATGAAAGTGAAAACGCTCAAATAGTTGTGACAGATGCCAACGGTGAAGAATTTAAAAGTTCATCCCCTCGCACCATTGGCAAAGTACTTGAATTTTGGAAGCAAGAATTTGACGAAGCCATCACCGAAATTGAGAACGAAATTAAAATTCAATTCGCAGCCTAAAAAAAAATCCCTACAGGTCGGCAAACTTGTAGGGATTTAAAAACACTTGATTAATACAAATAATTTTTTACGCACTACAAAGTTATGAATAATTCCGAAAAGCGCAAACCTACTGAGGCGCAACTAGAATCTATCAGAGCCAAAAGAACAGAGTTAAAAGAACTATCTAAGCCGTTTAAAAAACTTGTTGAGATTGGCGAAATATCAACCATTAACGAGGGCTTAACGGCTTTATATTCTGAGCAAGGGCATAAGGATTTAAAAACCCTAAAACAATGGAATCAAGAGGGTAAAAGTGTAATAAAAGGCGAACATGCACTGTTATTGTGGGGTAAACCTAAAGCGATAGGAAAACTCGAACCGAAAACAGAACCAACCGAAAGCGAGGAAGATGCAGCGGATTTCTACCCGATTTGTTTTGTATTCTCTTCTTTGCAAGTTCATGAAAGGAGGGCGGCAGCATGATTGAAAAAATATTGACAGTTTGCCAAATGACACAGGGCAAAAAGTATGCACCTGGCATCAACTTAAAAGGCGATTATTTGAAAAAGTTTGGCTTTAATGTTGGGGATATGGTAAAGGTGGAACTTCACAAAAATAAAATTGTGATATCCAAAAATTCAGCTACTGAAGTACTCACAGACATGCAAAGTAAAAATCCCGCTTTACTGGCTTTATTGAATGGTTTAAATTTAGAGGTTGCATGAGTTTCGTAAAACATATTGAGCACGCAGGGCGAAGAATGGGCAGGGGTACAGCCTTTTGTGATTTACTGACTTTTGCCGTGTGTGCTCTATCTATGAAAGGCAAAGAGGATGAATATTTAAAAACTGCAAAGAAGTATACACCCGATGAAATGATGCATTTTTCACATGCTTTTGGTTGTTTAGTGATTGATATGGACAATCACGGCGAAGGATTGAAAGACTGTTTAGGCGATTATTTTATGGAGATATTGAGTAACGAGCGACAAGGGCAGTTTTTTACTCCTCAGTACCTTTGTGATATGATGTCACAATTTACAGGACCGTATGAAAACGGAAAATCTTTAAATGATTGTTGTTGTGGTTCGGGTCGTATGTTCCTATCTGCTGCAAAAATTAACCGTTGTTTAGAGTTCTATGGTGCTGATATTGATTTACAATGCTGCCAAATGACAGTTATAAATTTATGTTTAAATGGGTTGTACGGTGTAGTTTCGCACATGGATAGTTTACGCATGTTAGAGTGGAGACGATGGGAAGTTAAACTTCACCCCGTTTATTTAACACCATATATCCGAGAAATAGACCTTTCGAAAATTGAAAGTATAGATGTAAAAATACAAACTATTGAAATGCCCGAAATAAAGCCCGTACAAACGACTTTAGATTTATTGTTTGAGTCTGTCGACATGCTTTTGTAAGTTCGAATAACAGCACGTAAACCACCTAAATAAGGGTGGTTTGGTGTGTGTCGACTACTTTTTGTCCCGCCAAAAAGTAGCAAAAAGGCGGAAAACACCCGCGAGGGGTAGAGATGAAAATTAAAAATTTATAATGTTTGAACGCCCAACTGAAAAGTTTGGGCTTTTTTTATGTCCTTTTCTCTACCTAATTTTTTATGGAAATTTGTATCGTAAAGTTATAACTATGGTAGAAATAAGATTTCCAAATTCAGGATTAAGCGCAGAGTATGGCGATATTATATTCAGCAGTGTAACCGGTTATGTACTGGCTACTGTCTCTGTTGGAGGTAATCCTGTTTTGGAAGAAAAATACATACCGGATCCGGATGGTGTGATTCGAATAATGGGCATTGGAGAGCTGGCAATGGTTTACTTTTCTTCAAATAATTTTGAAGCTGCAAATGGTATTGATGGTGAAGCTATTGTTGTCACGGTTTCTCTACTTGAAAAGGATGCTCTTGCACCGGTAGTGAAAAATGTCACTATTTTCCCATGCGTTGTTGATTTTTCGGGATCGCTTCCGGCAGATACGTTTTTGAGTATCCCGCTATCGAGATCGATTAATAAAACTACTGCCTTCGGCCGAAAGGAATGGATATCGTTTTATGGTGGATCCACAGTGCAATTATACGCTGCTTATCGTGGAACGACGTCTGACCTTTCACAAACGGTTGAGTTTGCTACTCTTGCAAATGCTGCTAAGTTTTACCGACTTAATGTTTCGCCTGCAGTAATCGCCACTGCTATAGGTTGCAATGAAACGGATCTGATCTATTATAACTTATATACGTCGGTAGAGTCAATTATTCGCTTCACAATGGATGACCGAAATTATCCGGATCAGAAAACATTTGTGTTCCGGAACTGCTTCGGCGCTCAGGAGTCATTTACTTGCATAGGCGATGAGAGACCAGATCGGAAATGGACACGTAGCTTTGGAACAATACAAAAGAAGCGTGTAAGTATTAGTCGGGATCTTGATAATAAAATGACTGTTTCGAGTGGATATATATCGGATGAAGATGTAGAGGTTTTAGAAGATTTACTTAACTCTGATCAGGTTTGTTTGCTAGATCAACATGGATTTCAGGATATAGTTATTACGGATGAGAGCTTCAGCTTTGTTGATAGATCGGATGAACTGAAAGAAGTAAGCTTTAGTTATCGGTTTGCACAAAGTAATCAGTTTAAAACCAGCTATAAGGCATTTGCTAAACCAAGGATATTCACTCACCAATTTGATGATAGTTTCAACTAATGGCACAAAGACCTACAAAAATACGGAGGAACTTGATGCTCAAAGAACTTGACATTAAATGGCTTCCGAATGGAAATAGAATGATATTCAATATCAAGTTTGTAGATAAATCGGGTAAAGTTCGTTTCTTTCCACTAGCTGTCTGCAGGGGATTGAGATATAATATGAGTATAGCGCGCCAACGTGGTATTCAACCCTGTAAAGAGAATGGTGATTTACTGGATCATGTTTATCCGGTTGGGATTGATAATATTTTGCAATACAATGGAATGGAAGTAATTCTTTAAATATATGGATATAATTTACAATAAAAAGGGTACGCCCCTGATGGTATCGTCTACCAGTTATTTTGCTGTTACCAATGGTGCTCCTCAGGGTATTACTCCGGAGGAAAAAAAGGCTTTGATTAAAGTCGTTGATACAAAGATAGATCAAGACTTTACATCCATTGAAGGTAAAAAATTACTTTCGTGGGGATCAAACAATGATTTTCCGCAATGGGCTGATAAGATTATCAGTTCTACCAGCGTATTAAACTCCGGGCTAAAGTTTATCCGTAATTTTACTATTGGTCAAGGAATTTATGCTGCTCAGGTAGACGGATTCGACGCTGATGGGAATGAGGTCCTTTCGCCATATAAAGATCCTGCAGTTCAGCAGTTGCTTTACAGCAAACGCCGAATGTTCCGTAACTATATGGAAAATTGTGGACGTGATTACTTTAAATTTGGTGCTGCAGCTGTGCAGTTGATCCCCAACGGTGATGGTAGTCAGATCGTAGGGCTTAATACCGTAAATGCTTACTTCTGGCGCCTTACGCAACGTGATACAAATGCATTTGAACAGTTGGTTGTATCGGGTAAGTTTCCGGATACACCTGGTAAAGAAGATTTTTCTTTTTTCGATGTGTTGCTTGAGTATGATCCTGATATGGATCTGGACATTCGCCGGTACGAAAAAAAGAACCTTCAGAACATGATTATGATGGTTCGTGACAGCTGGAGTAATCGTGATACGTATTCTGAACCTATATGGTTGAGTGCTTATCTGGCCGGTTGGATTGATATTGCTAAGTCGGTACCCGCTTACCTGAAGAAAGTGTATAAAAATCAAGCGACTTGGAAGTGGCACATACAGATCCCTTATTCATTTTGGGATAAGAAATTCCCTGAAGGTGACTTTGAAAAGCCGGAAGATCGTATGGCCGCCATTGACCTGTATATGGAGGATATTGAGCAAAACCTACTTGGTCAGGAGAATGCAGAAAAGCCTTTGTTTACTCACTACTCGGTAAATGATCAGGGTAAGGTAGAGGAAGAATGGAAAATTACAGCATTGGATAATAAATCGAAAGAAGGTGATAAGCTTGTGACCAGTGCAGCTGCAAACTCTGAAATTATGTTTGCCCTGATGATTAACCCCAACGTACTTGGTGCCGGTATGCCCGGAGGAACATATGCCGGTAATCAGGGAGGTTCGAATATACGTGAGGCATTTTTGGTCAATATTGCAAACGCCTGGGTAGACCGTCAGAACCTACTGGATCCAATCCAAACAATGCTCAGGTATAATGGCTATCCTGACGTTGAACTCAGGTACAGGAATACAATACTGGTTACCCTGGATCATGGAAGCGGAACACAGAAAAATTTGGCATAAACCCACTACCCCCTAAAGTGGTAATGATAATTTTGTTTTAAAGAATATAGGGACTGGCGAAAACCTTTAAAAGAGTAGCCAATATATAAATACATAAATAAATGAAAACAGCAGTAAAAAAAACTGAAGATTGGGCAAATTTTATTTTGCGCAGAATTGAAAATTGTGTTGAAACAGACACGATGCTTGGAGGTTTCTACTCTTACATTGAAAAAGAGAAAAGCCCAGAAGCATTTAGTGAAACAACGAAAGAATGGGATGATGATGATTTGAAAGATTGCTATGCAGTAATAACATTTTTTGAAGAATCATTTATGCCGTTGTACTTAGGTTCAAGTTACTATGTAATGACAGATACTGGAGGAACTGTAGCAAATAGAACCAAAAAGTAGATAAGAATTTTTATACTTCGTAATTTTGTTTTAAATGGTTATTTTGATAAGCTGCCTGGACTGTGAAGTTCGGCAGCTTTATTTTTATTAATAATTTCATATCTTTGTAGAGTGAAATCTAACATTGCATGTCATGGGAAAAACAAATATTTCTTCTGTTATTAGTGAGCTTGAAAAACTCGTTTCTGAAAAGTACCTGATAATTACTCCTGATAAATATGTAGCAGTTATCATTGATGGCCTTTGGAACCGGTTTGATACTGCAGAAAAGCAACATACACTATTGCGTAACTTATTGCTGTATTGCAAACTTAAAAATGCTTATTCCGGATCAGATGCAAGCGTTCTGCCTAAGCTTCAGCTAGTGGTAAAGAATGAAGCTAAGATTGTTTCTATGTATGAGTTACATAAGGGTGAAGTGAAATTTATTAATTATTGAAATTATATGCAGTATGAAATTGAGTATTTAGGAGGCCATCCAGAATGGGGTAAACCTCAAAACGTAAATCTAACTATAAATAAAATTAGAGGTTATATAGATTTGGATCCGCGTGGATTTCTAGTTATGGGTAAAGGAATAAGAATCCATAAAGAGAATATTTTAAATGTTTCTTTTGAAAATATTGGAAGTCGTTCAGTAGGGAAAACCGTAGCAGGTGCTTTGGTTGGTGGAGCTTTGACAGGTGGTATTGGATTCCTTGTAGGTGGTGCTATTGGAGCCAATAAGAAAAACTTATCTGAATTATTTCTTGTTATAAAATACAAGGAAAGAGAATTGACTGTTATTTTAAAGACAGGTAAAAATACTGAAAAAATATATTCTGAGATTAATTCCCTATTTATTTGAAAATATTATTAATTATTTATTGCCAATTCGAAAACTATTCTGATATTTGCAGAGCTAAAACAGATTGAACATGAGCAACTGAAAATGTTGCCCAATTTTTTAGGGCTTTTTTTATGCCCAAACCGTACAGATATTTAAGACTGGCGGCTGTATTATTTTCCACTTGTTACTTTTGTGAGCTTGCTCATGTAGTATCTGTTTTAGCGAACACGGGAAATGTACAGCCGCTTCTCTGTACATAAAAAACGCTAAAACAGATACAAAATGAACAATTACACTATCCGCAGGACCCGTCTTGCAAAACCAGTAAAAGGTATTCTTCCAGTAGAGCCTGTAGAACTTATAATTCCACAAGCGGTAGAACTAAGTAAAATAACGAATAGCGAAACGGCTATTGAGTATCTTGATCAATTTATTCGTGAAGCGCGTAAAGAAATCCGTAAGCGTGAGGAACTTACTTTAAAAGGTAAGTTTAAAGACACTAACTGTGATTCAGTTTCATTTTTATGTGGTGATTTGAGTATATCAATTAATTTTACAGGAGGGATACAATCATGAGCGCAAGAAGAATAGGTTTTAGATCATACGGAGACGATGACCAGGAACCGGAAGAAGTAAAGAAAAAAGACACTCGTTTTTTGGACTTTATACATGCTAATTATTCTACTGAAGGTGATGTGGAAGATATGGAGTTTAGAACGGCCACGGAACTGCAGTACGAACTAAATGAGATAATGTATGTTTCTACCATTAAAATAAATGATACGCTCAAGGAGCTTGGTTTTGGTACTAAGTTTATTGAAGGTGTACCGAATTGGGTTTTGTATAAAAAGTAAACCATTAATAAATACTAAAATGATGAATGTATTTGAGCTCGAAAGCTATATAGATAGAAAAACGAAGGTCATAACAAGGCGATTCATAGACCTTACATCATATAATAAGCAAAAAGACTTCTTTAAATTCAAAAACCCTCAAGTAGGTGCATCACACATTTTGAAATACGATAAATGGTATGCCTGGACTGGTGAAGACTACATTGAATCAAATGATACTTTCAACGTAGTAGAATCAATAGAACGTTTAAATTAGGTACAAAAAAAGGTGAGCAGATCTGCTCGCCTTTTTTTGTGTCCTTTTCTCTCCCCATTTTATTGCTGAATTTTGTATCATAAAATTACAGCAATATGATATTCTCTGCAAGTAAATGGAACAAAGGCGGTGAGATCCGCCCAATAATAAGTGTATCAGCTGATACTGCTTTCTCTCAAATGGAAGCTCCGCTTCGGAATGGATTCGAAACATATATCCGTCCGGTACTGGGTGAAGAAACGGCTAACGAACTAATAGGGTTCTATGCTGACGCAACTAAGTCTAACGAGCAAATACGCTTTATCTATCTGGCGCAACGTGCCAATGCATTCCTGTCGTTTTGGAGCAACTTCGACGAGCTGAACGTAACTATCGATGATTCGGGTATGCACCGTCAGGAATCGGCCGATAAAAAAACAATGTACAAGTACCAGGAACAAACATTGAAAAACGGTTGGCGCGAAAAAGGCTTTAATGCTATTGACGAAATGCTTTCGTACCTGGAAGCGAATGCTACCACCTTCACCACCTTTGCCGGATCTGCGAACTTTACCCGACAAAAATCTGAAATAGTACGCGGCACACAGGATATGGACGATAATTATTTTATTGGCCGTAGCCGGATTATATTCCTGAGACTTCGCCCACATTTCCGAATTGTGGAGCAAACGATCATAGCAGCTCGCTTGGGGTCGATATATGATGACCTGAAGGCGGAACTGGGCGAAGATACTCCAGCTGAAAAATTTATCAAACTTCGAAATGCTCTTATACCGGTGATTGTGCACTATGGCGTTTCTCGCCTGATACGTGAAACCGGAGCATTGACCGACAAAGGGCTATTTTTCGAGGCATTGAGAAATACGGATGATTCGGTTTACTCGTCACCGGTGGCAGATAACCGGTTAGAGATGCAGGCTACCATGGCCGAGGGTGATGCGATAAGTTATTGGAAACTTGCCGAAAAAATACTGAAGGCAGATTTTGGAGTGACCACCACTACCAGCAGAACACCAAAGGTGAATAATGCTGATAAAAAAGCATTCTGGGCATGAAAACACTTGAGCTAGACTATACCCGCCTATTTTTCTTCCGGAAACGAGTAACGATACAGGTACCTGAGAAATGGAGTGATTTGAAGTCGCGCCAGTTCTCGGCATGTGCCGGCATTTATCTACAACCAATGAACGATGTAGATTTCTGCAGTACCTTTTTTGGAATCAGAAAAAAAGTACTTAATAAACTGAGCAAATTTGAATTATACAAACTTACTGAGTTGACAGAGTTTGCTGTGAATCCAAACGGATCCGTCAATTTCTTTTTTATGGATGAGATACCAGGAACGCAGCTGCAGTCTCCACGTCCACGCTTGAGTAATATCACTATTGAGCATTTTGCCATATTCGACACTTATTTTTTCGAATATGTAAACAAAAAAACGGATGATAAACTGAATCAGTTTATCGCTGCACTGTACCTGAAGCCGAAAGAAGTGATTACAGGTGTAGATATGAATCAGCGGATCGCTTCAGTTTCCAGTCGTGTTGACCAGGCTACGAAGTACGCCATATTTATGAATTATATATTCCTCAGGCGTTGGTTAGCCGGATCATTCAAATTTCTGTTTTCGAGCGATGAACCGAGCGACGAAAAAGAATCGAAACGCCGGAAACAGCCCTCTAAATCATTGTCGAATCTTCCGGACTGGACAGGAATGATTGATGACCTGATAGGTGATGATATTATCAATGAGGAAAAATACCGGCAGGCGAAATGTATAACGGCTTTTAAAACGATCAATACACGCATTAAAAACTACAAAAAGAATGGAAAACCTACTCGATAATTTCACCGGCTATATTAGCGGTCTATGCGAAAAGCATGTAGATATTAAGCATTCGGAGGAAGAAGGGCACTTTATCGAACTTAATTCCGATGCACAATTGAAAACGCCTAGTCAGAGTTATCCAGTGGTTACGCTCGATAAGTTGGAGATAACCTATACAGGTCCTGAAGATGCAACACGTAAGCAACGATATGTAGAACTTATGTTCCTGGACAAGGTGACGAATAACGGCGGAAATGCTGATGTTACAGAGGTAAAAAACCGTATGGAGCGTATTTCGGAGGATTTTATTCGAAAAATGAAGATTGATCGAAAAGACCGGGTGAAGTATCCATTTCTAAAAACCCTAAAACTAAGTGAAATACACTTGAATTTTGTAGAGAATATTTCGATAAATGTACACGGAACATTGGTATCATTCAATTTCGACCTTCCGTTTATTGATCAACTTGAGCCTGGTAGGTTTATAGAATAATGTCCTTTTTGATGAAGCATTGAAACGATAATTTTGTGTAAAAATAATTGATATGAGTCTATTTTCCGATTTAGTAGCACAGGCCAATTTAATAAAAAATGAAACGGTAGATGAAGCCAATAGCGCGACCAGAATTGGTCAGATGTTTATTGACCTGATCAATTTTGCTGCATCTTCGTCCGGAATAAAAAAGGGAATGTCAGTTGAATGGGATCTTAACCTTGGACCTATTCCGACGGGGTTTGTTTTGGCCGATGGACATGGAGGCGTAAAGTATAACGGTGTTACCGTTCCTGATCACCGTGATAGGTTTGCTATTGGCTATAATCCTGCTAAATATCCATTACCTCTAAATACAACAGAATCAACAGAGAATTATGGTAAAGTAGGGAATACTGGAGGAAATAATTCATTGTTATTGAAAAAGGAAAATATCCCTTCAGTGGAAATAGAAATACCAGGACAAAGGGCTGGAGATAACAATGACAATTCTAATACAACTGCATTTGCAGGTGGTGATAAAAGTCCTACTGAAACTGGATTTAATTTCAAACTTAAAGTAAATACTGTAGCCGGAACTACGCCTATTGATCAACGTCCACTTTACATTGTGGTATGTATGATCACAAAAGTATCTGACGACTACACCGCCGAGTATAACTCAGCATATCATAGTTACCTGGACACTACAACAGATAACCCAAAGCTTACTGAAGCTGAATGGGTAGCAACTCAAAAAGGCGATAAGGGCGATAAAGGTGATAAGGGCGATGCCGGTATTGGTGAAAAGGGTGACAAAGGAGATAAAGGTGACAAAGGTGATCCAGGCGCTTCCGGTTCTTCCACCGAAACCGCTCCTTACGTTCTTTCCGGATTAGATGTTGATATTGAAATCGGTCAAAAAGCAAGTCACACGATGTTGGAAGCACATTCATTTACGGCAGCTGATATTTATCTTGAGTCTACTGCAGCACCTACAGATTTTGCGATAGAAGTTGACGTGAAGAAAAATGGAGTTTCCATTTTTACTACAAAACCAAAAATAAACGCCGGTTCGCTTCATCTTACTGCTGCACCGGTATTGGTCACAACTCCAACATTATATGCTGTAGGAGATATCAGAACCGTTTCGGTAGAAGCAATCGGAACAACTGAAACCGGTAAAAATTTAGTATTGACGATCTTAATGAACAAATAATAAATAAAAAATACAAATATGAAAGCAATTAAAATTCTTTGGACTATCCCATTTTCTGAACGTGATTACGCAGGTATTAAAGGTGGTATAGTTGGTGGACGCGACTGGCAAGCTGCTAGTACTTCATTCAATTTCCCTTCTGCAGATCCTAATTTCGACCCAACGTTGCCTAACCCCATGGAGGAGATATTGATCATGACGGATGTAGCACTTCAGTCGGTACCCGATTTACGTGTATATCGCTCTGAAAGTTACGTGACACCAACGAACGTGAAGAATTCTACATTCGTAAAAGTAAATGAGTATCAAAATCAAACACGTTACGTATTTAAATCACTCCCTGAGTTGGTAGCTGCAATTAATCAGCGCGAAGATGAAGCAAACATAAAGGTTCGCTTAGAATCGAAATTTGATAAGGTATCAATGGTTAGCCAACCAATTGTTTCTAAATATGGAACGGTTACCTTGACCGAAATTGAGCAAAAGATTTACGATCGTGTAATGGAAGTTCAGTCAAGAGCGATTGCTAATGACGAGAATGCCCGCCGATTGATGACAATCGCCGAATTCAACGATTCTCACCCAGTTGAGGAACACCAGGTGTTTGATATAAATTCCGGTTGGCAAGAGGATGGTATTACACCGCTAGATATTCCATTCAACGAACTATTCAACGCATAGTCATGCGATTTTCATTCATTCAAAAAGAGCCAACGAGTATGTATTTTTATAATGCCTTCACCAAATTGCCTGCAGTAGCTCCACTAACGATGGAAGCTTTTGTAGCACCGGCCGATTTCGACCCGGATGCACAAGAACTGAACATCGTAAAGGCTTTTGCTGCCTATTCTGATGCGAATAAAAAGTATATATTCTCTGTTGGGACTTCTGCCACAACAGTGCTTCAGGCTATAACTGGGAGAAGTTATGCTTATGCTGAGAATGGGGGTTCATATACGACTATTGCGAGTGGTACAGTAACGTGGACAAGTAATAGTACGAAGAGGAATGTGATAGTAATTGATTATGCAATAAGCATTGTAGCTAATATACCTAATAGTTCTGTATGGGCTTATATTTCAAGTAACTGCTA